GAGTGCTCTAGAATCGCGAGCTAATAAATGATTTTCAACAAAATCTTTAATATCATTTTTATTTGTAGACCCATTAACCGATACAATCTGATGTTTTAATCGGGTTGTAATTTCAGGAGATGAGTCTTTATTAATTTTCTTTAGCCCGTTAACTTCTTGCTCTATTGCTTCTGTATCTTTATCTGTAAGAAATTTGGCTTCTATTTCTGCTCCAGAAGCGGGGAGTGTAAACTTAAGAGTACCATTGGGTGTAATAGCATCTTCATTAAATGGTTTATTTTCTAAAACAGATAAATCTACATCGTATGGTTTACCATCTATAGTAAATGAATATTCTTTACCATATCCCAAAATACGAGAAGCTACAAGTAAAGCATTTTTATCACCTGTTACTAGCTCTTTAAGGTTAATTTTATTCATAGTAAGAGATTCTAATAATTTATCTAATACTATACCTTTGCTAATGTAATTTTGATTTGTTAAAATATCTTCTTCTTTAGCAGTCATGTATTTCATTTCTACTTTACCGCTGCGAAGAGGATGACCTTGAGGATATACTAATCCTTTAGATGGTAATTCAACTATTTCGGTTGGGAAATTTAATTCGGCCATAATTTTTATTTAATGTAACTTTGTTGATTATAAATATTATAAAGGAAAGTTCTTTAATTGGATTCTTTATCCTTTTATAACTTGTTTTGAACCTTGAGTTCCTTTTAATCTAGCTTCTAGTTTATCTAATCGAGAATCGAGTTGTCGATAAACCTCTTGAAATTGTTGATCTGTGTTTCGATGTACATCATCGATTCTTCGATGTACATTGTTAAATTGATTTTCGCAATCTCTTGCTTGTTCTTTTAATGTGTTTATTGTTTTAATTACAATAAATGCAGCTATAACCTCGGCTACCACCAAGACTACAACCATACCTAGTACAAAATAAAATGTTGTCATATTTTTTTAATTTAAATTATTGAACATATTAAAGAACTTTCCCTATAATATGCGTATAATATAAAAAAAGAGCTTGGGGTTGCCAAGCTTATTTTAAATTTTCTAGTAGTATTTGTTTAACTTGTTTAATATTATTATTTATATCGTCTTCCCAAAATCTGAGTAGTTTGTATCCATTTTCTTCGGCCCATTTGTTTTTTTCTTGGTCATTTTTTATATTAATTTCTTGGGTTTTGCATACTGGGTTGTTGTATATTTTAGGGTTACAATGATAAAAATCACCATCTATCTCTATTAATATATTATATTCGGGAATATAAAAATCAAATATCTTTTTTATTTTAGCTGCGAAAAAGAAATGTTTATATTTTATATCCAATATATCTAATAAAGTTTTGAATTTTTCTTCTAACTTTGATGTGTGGTATCTTTCAGGATCTTCTAATATTCTTTGTATAGCACTATCACTCATTTTTTCTTTAGTTTTATTGGAGTGTTTTCTACCTATTCCAAATCCCTCAGGTTTAGGTTTAGGAATACCTTTAGCACCTTTAGATATTTTTTTGCCTAGCTCTGGGTCTTTTCTGGTTTCTTGAATAGCATCTTTTATATAATCATATTCTCCAGAAGCAAATTTTTTTTTACGAGCTTCAGATATGGCTTTTATTCGTTTTTCTGATTTTGGGTCTCCCCATATTTCTTCAAATGTTTTTCCTTTACTTATGGTTTTTAAATGTTTTTTATTATATGAAGGAAAATCAGACAATACAGGATTATATTTCATTAATTCACCGCAACCACATTTGCAGGTAGGTTGAATATTGTTGTATTTAGTTTGAATTAAATATGTTTGCTTGTTTTGTTTGTGTTCGTGGAGAACATGTTTAGCAAATTTAATTTTATTATCTGTTTGATAATCGCAGTAATGACATTTTTCCATAAAGAAACCCTCTCGTTTATTATACATATTACGAGAGGGTTTAAAAATGCAAATGGATTGTGGAGTTCTTGAATTAAGAACGTAACAATCTAAATGTACTGCTAAAAATTGAGTACACAATAATCAGGTTGAACAGTCATATTAATGTTTACAGCGGTATCAAGTGTATCCCAACTATAATCACCAAAGTTAACAGTAGTAATCATTGCTCCTTTAATAATCCATTCGGATACAATATCACCTACAGGGCCTAATACATCAAATGTTAAGTCTTTCTTGTAGAAATCAGAATATCCATCTCTACCAGTTACTGATTCGTGATGTAAACGTACCCATTCCATTGTAGCTTGTGCGCCGGAAGGAGTAATAGGATCAAATAAAGTAAATGTAATAGGGCCCCAAGTAGTTACACCTTTAACGTAACGTTGTACGTTAATGTGATTTAATCTAACTGAGCCTTGGGTTAAGTTTACATTACTTACACCTTTGATTTCATAAGCCGGAATACCATCAATGTACATGATAAATCGGTTAGCCTGTTTCGGTTCAAAGGCGGTGAAAAATATTTCGTTTGGATCTAATATTGCCATGTTATATTTTGTTTATTATAAATATTCTGTCTTTAAAAATTTACGCAGGGAATGTAGCACCTGTTGGAGTAATATTGAAGTCGAGGTAAATAAATTCAGCGGTTTTGGTTGGTTGTAAGTAAATTTGACCTACCATCTGATTTCTATCTACCACATCTGGAGTGTTATTTGAGTCGTCCATTACTACTTTAAATGCGTATAAACCTTGACGTTGTTGTACTGATTCGAGATATGGGTTAACTTGGCTTAAGAATGCATTTCTTGTTGCAATTGTATTTTGTTCAAATACTAAGTTATTTGCTACTTGAGAAATATAAGACTTAAGGGCAATTAACAATCTACGAACATTTACACGATCGAGAGCAGATGCTGCTGTTTGTAATGTCTTTTGACCATATACTACAACACCTTGTCCAGGGAATGTAGCGATTGGGTTAACTTTATTGCTATATAATGTATCTCTATCTGATTGGGATAATTTACGTTCTGCTCTAATTACTCCAGCTAAACCACCTCTATTAATACCTGCGGGTGCAAACCATGGTTCAGCAACACTGTCATTAAAAGCATACACACCACCAATTAATGTAGAAGCAGGTACCCAAACAAATTGACCGGTATCGGGGTCAATTACTTGTAACCAAGGCCAATATGAAGCAGCGTATGATGTATTTCTACTTAAAGCTTGATTACTAATTGTAGATACAGTTGAATTATATGGTACTAAATCAAGTACAAAAATATTGTCTCCTCTATTTTGTGTGTTAGAGATAATAGTGGTTACTTGAGAAGGTTGTAGTGAATTAAATAAACCAGGAGTTAATAATACATTAAATCTATAATCATCTTGGTTAGATAATAAATTAATCATATTAGTATAACTAGCACTTGGAATACCTTGAGATCTGTTACCATCGGTAATAGCACTATAATATTGACCATTAGTAGATATAGTTCCTAAAGCGCCACTAAAAGATCCACTTGCATTGAGAGGTATAGATCCAGTAAATTGTACTTTTGCTATTCCATTGTTGTCAAAATAGTTTGGTGTTGGGTTATTAACCGCACTTACATAAACATATCTCGAATTATTTGGATAAGAACCAGTTACATCTAAATAATAGCTAGTTCCTGAAGAAGCATAGTTTAATGCTTGGTCACCAATTACTCTAGATACAAAATTAGGAGCTAATGGGTCCATAGATAAGTTAGTCCATGTTTCTAGTACAATAGGATTATTGGTATTATCGTCACCTTGTCTAATCAATAGATCAAAAGTGCCTGATGATGTATTAGAGTTTACAATTTGCCATCTTACATTATTAGCAGAGCCGCTTTCTAATGAGCCGGAAATATCTAAACTAGAGCTACTATTCATTATAGCACCCTCAGAAATAGTTTTTAATACTAATGTAGGTTGGCTAGGGGCAGTAGTACTACCACTAATAGCGGTACTAGTTGCTTCTGAATAGGTACCACTAACTACTCTAGCTACTAATAGTGTTTCGCCACCATTATTAAAGTAATTATAAGCAGCAATTGAAGTAAAGTATGTGTAAACTTGCCCACCTGTTACAAATGTTGATCCGAATTTATTTAAATAATCGGAATATGAAGTAACAATAGTAGGTACTTCAACCGGTCCTTTAACTGTGGGGCCTATAATTGCTGCTCCAACTGTTACAGGTTGTTGAGTAATAAACGATTGATCATTTTCTCTCGCTAAAACGCCAGGAGATATTAAAGTTTCTGCCATGTTTTTATAGTTTTTTGTTGTCTATAAATATGGCAGAGGTTTGTAAAAATTAATTCCCCTTTAAAGAAGGAATAAATTCTCCGGTTTCCGGATTTACAGATCCAATGCCGTATTTACTTGTGATATTTTGAACAAATTCTTGTTCTTGTTTTTGCACGTCTTGTAAAAATTGTTCTGCTTTTGTTCTTCTTTGTTCTAAAGAGAATTTAGCTACTTCAATTTGGCCTAATTCTTCAATAATTGTTTGACCATTTCTTTGTAATTCTTGTAATGTAGTTAATTCTTCTTGTGTTAATTTTTGATTTTCCATA